AGATATATATTTGTAAACAGAGTCATCTATGTGTGAAGAAGTGACACATTTATTCATTAACTGTTTTGAGCTAATTGACGCAGGATGAAAATGATACCCAAAAAGTGTACCTTTAAGCACATGCTCACCCCATATACTCTGATTGGCATACAGTTCTGAGGTTATAACACCCTTCTGATTGTGCACATATGCTTTATCTGCTTTCTTTTTGAAGGCTTTGAGTCCTTCGTAATCTAAGTATTTAGTCATAACTTTATATTTAAAAAAGTTCTGCAATATCTTCGGCTGTAATTATCTCATTCGCATCATGCCAGTCGCTCCAAGTATTCTTCGCTCCAGCAGAACCTGGTGCCATAAGAGTTCGCCATGATCTATATCTAATGAAAGCATAGCCGTCCATGTGACTATTAAAAGTATATTCGTCGTTCTGTAAAGGTGAAGATGATATCACTACCTGATTAAGCGCATGATTCATGTTATCTTTATATTGCAACAATATGCCTAAACATATGCCTTTACCCAAACTACTATTGTCTACAAGAACAAACATTCCTACAGGTACTTCTTTGTAAATACGCCAATTGTCTGTAGATTTATTTTCTGGTGATAGCCCAAAATCTATATTCTCATAATCGAGTTTGCACATTGAAAATTCAAGTTGGTCAATTTTGCTAACCATTAGCCAGGAGCCTTTTTGGAAGGCATATATATATCCATTTTCAGTCTGAGTCAAATTGTCATTATCGTAAACAGTAACTAGCTGACCAAAGCGAAGAGGCTTTCCATTTGTTCCAACAGGAGACGAACTGTCTGCATTCATCTCCGTCACGCTCTTATACACCTTACGAATACCAAGGCCTTTTATATTCTGTTCCATATCTGCCATATATGCTAAAGTATCAGCATGCAGTCCGCCAACCTCCTCAGGACTGATACTTTCCACCAGGTTCTTGCGTCGAAGAGCATCAGTGCGTTGTTGTAAATTGTAAATTGAATCCATAGATTTATTGTTTTGGAATATCAAAAATAGTATTTATTGGACACATTGCAGGAGAATAAATATCATTAGAAAAATCTACACCATTACCACGCAACATCAAATGTTCGATGTTGTTTACTAAGTAAAATTCGCTCATTGTGGTATCGTCATCACCTCCAGTTAGGAACATTGGACTAACAAATCGAGGAATGTTATTGTCATCAATACAGCCAACTATTTCACCTGTTTCACCCCAGCTGCGCAATGAGCTATTTATGCTTATTCGACATTTATAGTATTTACCCAAATCTTGATATTGGAAAGATCCTGCATAACCATTATTCCATGTCACGGCAATGTCTTTCCAGTTTTTGTCTACAGCAATATTGAGTTTTGTCTTCAACAGATCTGCAAAAACAGGTAATTGAAATATATTATACGACAAGCTAGCACCTTCATTACTCAAGCTGACATAGGTTTCTTTAGCTTTGACACAAGCTCTACTTTGTCCATCTTCAAAGATTCGGCTATCAGTTTCTATATCACGAACACAAAGATATTTTTGTTTAGCGAAATCTGTCATGCTAAACTTAGTATCATTCCACGAGAGTAATTCGCCATCCACCACTAGTGCTCCTGCTTTAACAATTAAGTATGGCATACCATCTTCTGATTCTGATTTAGTCACAAAAACCGTCTTAATTTTATCAAGCAAAAACACTTTTCTGTCTACAAGGGCTGAAAGTAATAGCTTAATACTTTCCTGTTCATTGTCCTGTAAGAGTTTTAGATCGTCCAAACAAACAGGTTGTCCACCTTCGCTAAATAGTAATCTATTCATAGTCGTATAGAATTATGCTGTACGTGCGTCCAGCAGGTTTATATATTTTCAGAATCTCTTTTATCTTGACAAGGTTTTTACCTTGGTATTTGTCTTCTGTAGTAACAAGAGAGGTACAGAGAAATGTAGGAACATAGACATAAAAACTATCATTGTAGCTGCACTCCTCCTTATACTTAATTACCATTCCAGGCGTATTGGACATATACTGTTGCTGAGCTATCTCATTCTTCAGATGCCAATAGTTAGTCTCATCTTCTTCAAATGTAGTTATGTATATTTGGCTATCATTTAAAAAGAAAGCTTCATTAAGCATTTTGGCAAGATATATTACATTAGCTGACACATTTAGCCTTCCAAACACTTTATCCCTATGCTCCAGCAGTCTGTCATAAATATATGCCAATGGTCCAATGAGTACTTTAAGCAGTGCCACAAGCAGTTTTCCTCTCAATATTGGTGGAAGTAGCTGCACCACTAATCTGGTCAAATCAATCTTGTACCACATAGTTCAATGAGTTAGACAACCCTTCAGATACGAAGCATCCACCAAGAGCTGTATAGTTATTTCCATTAATCAATGTGTAATTCGTCGCACCGTCAGCCATATAATAGCACTCGCCAATTTCCACATCGTTCACACCATCAACACCAAGTATAGCATTCACAAGTTTTGTCTTGTTAAATGTCCCTCCATATATGATATCTCGCATATATCCATTGATAGCCTCCTCTACTGGCTTACTTCCATCAGATATAAGGGTTCCATCGCTATTAAATACAAGAGCATTCACATACACTTTGGCTCTAATCAATATCTTATCGGCATTATTCGAGCGAATCGAGAGTATTACGCCTGCTACTTTAACGGTGTTCATATACCGTTTGAACACCGTTAAAACATCGTTTGAAAGTGCCACAGGCTTACCGTCTTTTTCTCCACTAACAATAATCTGTACACTCGTTCCTCTATCTCTCACGGCAGCATACTTTACCACCTGTTTGCTCTCATCGAGAGTAGCATACTCATATTGCTGAGTAGCCTCATTTAGTACCAGGCTATCACCATATTGAAAAGCCATCGCCATTTTATAGTACCAAGGTACAGATGCAACTACAGCCATTGCCACTTTTTCTTCAACAGCTTTCATATAGCTGTCGAATATATATTCTAGTACATGGCAGCATGCAGCAACAATGAAGAATATGATATTCTCCAAACTCACCGACGAGAAGCTTCCATTCCATGTGCTGCTCTCATTCAGCCCATATTTCTCACGGATGGTGGCATCAGCCATAAAAGCATCCGTCATAGTCTTTTTGATCTCTGCTACAGTTCTTGCCATGTCTACATAAATTCTTTAGTAAATTCCTGTCCAAAGATTCTCAAACGAACATCTCCATTATCCCTGGCCGTTGCAGGACTCACATCATTATTCTTACAAAAGTTCTGCATCACTCGGTTCCAAGTTCCTTCAGGCAACACCAGCTCCTGTCCTGGTTCTATAGGCTCTGTCATGCTTATCCCATTCTTCTGAGCTATCGCTATCATTGCCTCCCACGAACCAAATTCCTGAATGGCTATATCTGCCATCGTTTGTCCGTCCTTAACCTTTGTCTTCATATCTATGGATTTTTCACATCATCAATTAGCCAAATTGCAAAAAGGATAACCGCAATAAATATCCCTGCGAAAATACATGCCACAAACTTATAATTTGGAGGTTCTTTTACCTCCTCCTTGTTGCTTGTCGTTTCTACGACATGCCGTCCATCTGTCATTTCATATTTACCCTCTAACTCCTTTTTGCTCACAGCTTCATTTTTCTTAGAATCTCTATTTCGATAAGTGATTCTATACCGTTCTTTACTCAAAATGTTACCTTGACTATCAAGAACCAGTACCACAGAATCCCTAATCTTAACCGAGTCTATCAAGTTATACTCATACCTAATCATCACAGAGTCTTTGAAAATGATAGAGTCACGGATATTCACAGAGTCCTTCGTTACTAGCGTCTCTGACGATTCAATCCGTCTATGGCAACCACAGGCTGCGAACAAAATCATTGCAATGAGTAAATAAATATAATGCTTCATATCGTTATTATTTAGATGTTTTTAAATTCTTCCTTTGCATCAAAGCATGGGCAAGCCTTAATCCATTCATTCGAAGTAATTTTGCCATCATGATTCAAGTCTGGGCTAAAATCACGATGCCCCTGGATGATGGCGTCAGGATATGACTTGCGCAAGAGCTTAAGCAAACTCTCCATAGACTTCTTCTGAGCCTCTGTTCTGTTGTCAATAGGCTTTCCTTTCTCGTCAATGCCACCGATGTAAGCTATGTTGATAAGCTTCGAGTTCCATCCCTTCACACCATTACTCACATTTTCGACGCTAAGCATCTGATGAATCTTACCATCTGGAAGAATCAGATAGTGATAACCTGGCTTTTTCCAGCCCTTTTTCTTAAACAGCATCTCAAGCTGCTTAACAGTTGTTGTTTGTCTACTTGCCGTGCAATGAATTGCAATATATTTAATCTCTCTCATCTTGTTTATTCAAAGTTTCGAGGGCTTTTTCTACGTCCTCTGTTTTAACATTCAGTTTACTTGCGATTTCGCCTATAAGCGCCTTTTTTAGCAGTTGCAAAAAAGGCATTTTTGGAAAACATATCAGCATGCTTGCAGCCGTACTCCATAGTTCCACCAAGATAATACCGATACAGATTACACTTGTTGTTAAGCCATTGCCAACGCCCATAAGCTTGTCTATAAAGATGAATATCAATATCACGGAACCATACACCGACAATTTGCTAAAAGAATCCCTCGCCAATTCACTTTTTGTGAACCGTCCCTGCTTTAAGCTCGCTGCTATGCCCCATACCGCATCCATTACCACGGCTCCAACAGTGAACCCAACCATCACCTCATAGCCAACCATGAAATTCGCTATCACCAGGCACAAGCACATCACCCATCCCCAGACCGTCGACAGCACCTCCTCCAATTTATTTAAGAAATGTTCTAAAATCATTGTTATCTTATTTTTAATATTTTGCTTCTATATTGATACCTGTCATGGTTATCACCACCTTGTCAACGGACTGCCCATCCATTTCCAATTGCTCCTTGATTAAGGTTCGCCAGTATATAGGATCATTGTCTAGCAGCATGTCGCTGATGCCTACACCCACGGATGGATTCTCTTTCAGTTCTCCCTTATGCAGGGAAAGCACCAAAGCCTGATTCTGTCTCAGCACATCACCCACCAATAGGCTACCATTCTTCACTATAGGCTCCAACGTTGCAGAATCCTTACCGTATTCAAGTTGTATTCCTTCCATGTCAATGCTTTATTTTTTCATCCTCATAATCACCTCTATCAAACCTCTTTGCCGCTTGCATTGGCTTAATCGTAGTGAAAGTTCCACCTGGATGGCTCACCGTTACCTGGTGCGTGTGGGCATTAAAGGCTTCCACAAGTTCATTAATCTTAGTCGTCAACTGAGTGATATTAATAAGTCCTCCAAGTCTTCCACCATTAACAACTATACTCTCCACATGGTCCACCTGTAGAACCACCAGTTCCGTTAAGTCTCCCGATAGGCTGCCAATGATCACTGCACTCCCAACCATCGGAGTAACAACCATCAGCCCATCATCATCCAACTCTGACGCCTTAAGTCTTACTCCAGGAATATCAATGTTTCCAACCTTCACCTCACAGAGATTGCCGTCAACCGACTTCACTATTCCCTGATATATAGAGATGGTCTTCCTTCCACCTGACACATTCCTCAAGTGCTCTTGCAACTGTCTGTATTCATCCATATCTAACTCAGTCTAAATCCTAAATTGATTTTTCGTTTGCCACCGCTTTTTCCAAACTCCGTTGTTACTGCAGTCACAAAGTAGCAGCCATCCTTATATGGATAATCTGCATCATGCAGGGTCACGCTGTCTCCAGGTCTGCACACAGGTATTAACCATCCAGTAATGCTACCTTCGTAGCCGTCAAAGCTTCTACGTTTCACCTCAAGTTCACCACGAGCCTTCATCGAAGCCTCGTCATTGGTAGCACACTTGATTTCAATCTTGTCTCCGCCTGTTGAACCTGTTTCAATCTCCTTGACGGTTCCGTCTGGCATCAGAGCTTTCACGACGACTTGTATTTTTTTGTCCTCTGCACGATGATAGGTAAGGTTGTCTTCCTCTACGTTCATGGAGAAGTCATAGAAGCATTCCACACCCACCTTCTCACCTGGAGGATGAATATGTAGTGTATCGTCCTGTAGATAGATATCTGCACCACATTCCTCTTGCACCTTTTTCAAGACATCGTATCCAGTCGCATTGTTGATGACAAACTTATTGTATGTCCAGGAGTATGAGCACTCTACTTTGAATGTCAATCCACACCCAACAACCACCTTTGAGAGAAGATCCTTCAGAGATACTTTCATCAGCACCTCGTTGTCTATGTCCTTTCGGAACTGAAAGAGGTCATCTTCACAATGCAGCTTGATATTGCCTCCATCGGTCGATATTCGTTGAAGCCATCCCTCAAACTCCGTTTCAAGTCCCGACTCCTTGTAGCCCATGGTAATAATCACCTTGTCACCACGGTGAAGCTTATCCTCTATCTGGAGAGCCTTGTTGTATTCGGATGCAGGGAGTGTGATAACTGCCGTGTCTGCCAAGAGTTCCACGCTCCGATGGATTTCCACCTTATCAATCATGCAAAGCTTGTAATTGCCGATTCTTATGTCAAAAGCCATTGTGTACATATCATCATACGTTTAAGTCATCACGGCTCAGAAGCAACTTGTAGATGTCGTCACTGTATGCCTGGATCGTGTAGTTTTGATTTGTCGTTCCTGATGTAAATGGAATATCCCAACTCTCAATGGCAAGCTGACTGATGCCAAAAATCTCAAGTAATGGATTGAGTGCTTTTACATGTCCAGCCTCACAGAATTTTCTAAGCTTTGCCACATCTGCTTCAGGATATTTGCCATCTTCACCAAAAAGAATTCCCTCAATCCTCACGCTGTAGTCATCCTGCGTCCATCGTTCCTTGATGCTTCCCTTAATACTACCCTTCGACACATGTCGTCTAGTGAGAATGTTCTGTCCGTTCAGACTAATCATTGGCTCCGTAGGGAAAAGCCATTCCTCTGCCCCTGACTGCTCAAGCTGAAATCTGAGAGGAAGCACCATAGGGATTCCTCTTGCATTGGTACGCACCACATCAGCTAGTTCCTCGTCGCTCATTGTGTCCACATCGAAGCCTGTACTATCAGGTATGGTCTTGGCTGCAGGGATATATCCAATGTTCACACCATGAGAGTTGTTTTCACGAAACAACCAAAATGGAGGAACCTTAGTGAGTCCCATGGCTCGCAAGGCTAAGTTCTGAAGTATAAATCTGTTCGTTGTGCTCATCGGTCTGTACTTGTTGCTATAGCCAAGGCTCTATTCATGCTCTGTAGTACCACACGTTCCAGTTCTGCGGTGTCAGCCTTGTCGTTCATTGTCACTTGTATATTATCGAAAAACTTGCCTATTGTGATATGGATATTAGAGGTTCTTGAGCCTCCTGTAGCAAGTGTGTCGGCTGTCGACTTACCACCACGTCCGCCTTTACCGCTTTTGCCTCCTTTGCTGTCACCTCCATTACCAAACATCACTTCTTGCGTGCTTCCCTTCAATCCAGGGGGCGAGATGTTATGTTGTGATGAAGAAGTTGTCTCTTGAGGATACAGGGTTGAGCCTTTTCTGGCTTCTTCCCTTGAATGGCGCTGATAGTTGCTTTTTACATTATTCGAGAGTTTTTGAGTCTTTTCTATGGCATTAGCAACAGCATTTACACCACTTATCTTCTTGGCTCCCGAAACAGCATGATTCCATGCTGCTTCAAAGTTACCACTAAAGAGTTCTTTCAATGCTTTGCCAAGTTCTCCGACACCACTAAGCAAGTCCTTAATCCTATCTACCACAAAGTCCTTGATGATTAAACCAAAGCCTTTCATGGTGTCCCACATTGTTAGAATGAAGGCACGGAACCCTGCAAATCTGTTCCAACAATACACGATGCCTGCAGTAAGAGCAGCTATGCCTGTAATGATCAATCCTATAGGATTTGCATTCATTGCTGCATTCAGCAACCATTGCACTCCTGCCCATACTCTTGTAGCTCCACTCACTACCGTAATGATTGCGCCATAGGCTGTCATCGCAATATTATGGAGATTAAAAGCTACAGTAGCCACACCTATGACAGTAGCCACATACCCAATCTCTGCTCTCCATCTGAAGAAGAATCCGATAGTTCCTGACACGGCTTCCGCAAGCCATCCAAACAAACTTCCTGCAATATTGGAAATCAGAGCGAAGCCATCCCATACAGGTTGCAAGTCTGTTGCCCACAAAGCAATGGAGTCAACGACATTAAGTATGCTGCCAGAAACATCTTGAAAAATATCGATGGCTTGCAGAATAAAAGGCTGTATTTTGTCATAAACCTCTACAGCTCGTTGCTGTACCAAGCCAATAGCTGTGCTCCATTTGCCCGATACGGTTTTGCTCTGTTCCTCCATCATGCCATGGAACATTCCTCCAACACCTGTTGCATGCTGCAAGGCCGCTGATACGGCATCCACACCTATCTTTCCCTTGCTCATCATGTCTTGTAATTCCTGGTATGACTTGCCTGTCATGTTCTGGAGTTCCTTCAATGGGTTGAAACCAGCATTGATAAACTGCATCAAGTCCTGCCCCGACATCTTGCCAGCAGCGCTAACTTGTCCAAACACAAGTGCCAAGGAGTTGAGCTTCTGAGAATCACCCATAGAGATATCACCAAGTTGTTGGAGACGCTGCATTACATCATCACCAGCCACGCCAAAATTCAGAAGCATTTGTGCAGCTTCATCAAGATTCAGATTGGAGTAAGGGGTGGCTGCTGCGAATTCATTGATCTGTTGCAGCAGTTCACCAGCCTTGCGTTCATCGCCCACCAAAACACGGAAGGCGACGCTTGTCTTCTCTGCTTGTGCTCCTAGTGCTGTGACTGCACCGATACCTGCCCCGATGATGGTATATGGATTCATCAGAAAATCCATACCTGGTAGCGACATCAGAGAACTCTTGAAGTTTGAGAACGAAAAGGCTTCTTGGAGGTGAGCCTTTACAGAGGTTGCCTTCCGCGATATAGTGTCCAGTTGGTCAGACGTACGTCTTGCAATGCTAATTACATTGCCTTCGTTCGCCTGAAGCTTTATAAGAAACTGTAATACACTTTTAGCCATCTTTTCTATTCTCTGCTATTTTTATTTCCTTCAAATATCTGATAGTCCAAGCCCATTGCTCATCGGGTAGCGTGTCAGGATCCAGACATAGGTTGTATCTCAGCAAGGTATCAACGTACAAAATGTTGCTTGCATCGAGATCCTCAATACCTGCATCCTCTAGAGTTTTTTATCTCAGCCTCCTTCACCTTCAGGACTTCTTCGAGCTGGGAACATACTGCGAAGAAGAAATCATCATCAGTCATGATTTCCTCATCGCCATCGAGCCATAGTTGCTTGAGTAAGGCTTCTTGCATCTTAATAGGATCCTTCACCACGCTCACATAGCTCAAATCCTTGCGTGTAGGCTTGCGGATGATACACGACTTTCCACCTGTCTCAATCTGAAACACCTCGCCATGCTTCTTCTTCCAATCTTCTACTTTCTGCTTATCTATTTTCATTTCTAAATTGTTTTTGAATATTATTTGAATACTGTTCAAACGCACTATGCGCTCTTCTTATCTAAGAAGATAAATGGCAATTTCTTCTCCTGAAACTTATCACCCTGCTTCCATTCTGTATTGTCCTCTGTCACCTCAGCACCAACAAGAATGTCCGTCACTATAGCATCTCCCTTTGATGCATTGCCATATGCCACCACAAGGTCAAACGATGCATCCAACACATCACCACCACAAGCCTGGCGCAATGCCTCATATTCGCTCTGAAGCAAGGTAATTGAACCTTCATACGATTTGTTGCCTCTCTGTATGCCGTGAGGCTTATTACCCTTAGCATACAGTGCCTCTTTCTCTTGCTTCGACGAATAGTCTACAGCGCGAAAACCTGTAACAGGGCGTCCTGCCACCACAACAGTTATATCTGACCACTCATATTCTCTTGAATTAAACATAATCTTTTAGCTATTATTTGTTTCAACCAAAAAGCCCAGATTCACGTCCACATATCTCGCATAGCCATATGGGCGCACCTTTAGAGTAACGACAACCCTCGAAGTGCTCACCACGTTCTGAGTCTCGTCAATAAAACACTTACATCCTTCGCCATCGGCTGATGCACACAATTCACCGTTAGCAGTCATCTGCTTGTTGATACCGTTCTCCACCGTTTGCTGCCAGCTCTTCACGATACCCACCTGCAATGTACCGTCTTCATTCACTTCCAGCTCGTCGAGCAGCATATTGAGTAGCAAGTCATAAGCTATACGATAAGCCTTATCGATAACTCGTCGAAGAGCTATATGCGAATAGTCACCAGTAGGATCACATGCCAGGTTATCATCTGCATAGAAGTAGCCTGTCCTACCCACATATTTGCGAGGCACGATGTAGCCCTTCTCAAAAATGCCTCTTATGGCACTCTCAGACTCGTCAATCTTGCTTCCGCCAACATACATCTGCAAAGGAGCAAGAGCTCCATCCTTCACTCGTCCAATGTTGCGCTGCACTGGAATACTTGCCACGCGACCAAGCAATGTGCCAATACTTGCACCCTTTGATGATGCTACTGTGTCACCTATTGCTATGCCTACACGGTCATAGTTCTCCTTCGTTAAGTCCTTCAACGCCTTCGCTCCATCATAGTTTCTTCCCTCCAGGATAAAGAACATCGGTGCAAAGAGGTCTGTAGTAGCCCATTCTGCTAACTGCTGTGCCTTTGGTAAGGCTTTGAATACATCTGGATCAAGTCCTTCTGAACTGTCAAGATTTCCGCCAGTATTAAGGTTGGCTAGACCAATGCATCTTAAGTTGCCGTTCTGTTTTGTAATCAAATCGCGTGCATATCCTCCCTCAGTCTTTGCGTATTCACACAGAGCTGTCATAGTTGCTAACGGTTTAACGGGATAGATTATAAGCTTCGTGCCAGCGCCAGCCTCGTCATAAAACTCAGACACATGCTTATATAAAGCTGCATTGTTTTCCGAAGTGACACCAAGAGCCATAAGATCATCCATGCTCGTAATACTATAAACCGTATTGAGCTCCATCTTACTTGCCACTGCCGTTGCACCGCATATTAAGGCCATTAGGCCGTCGGCACTCTCACCGACGGTTCCCAACTGGCCATTGAGGAACTGAATTTTTACTCTTGGTAAAATCATAGAGTCATTTTTTTAAGTTACACTATTAGGCCACGCTAGCCTCTACAATCACAGCTATACCCTTGCCATCATAGCGACGTGGAGCACCACCTGTACGAACCAAGAATGAATAGATGTCGCCATAATAGGTTGGATTGCCCATGTCGTCAAACATCTTCACCTCACCGATAGCACGACTCACACAGTCCTGCTGCCAAGCCAAACCTGCAGCAAGTTCTGTAGCGGTATCTTTCTCTTCCCACTTCAGCAAGGCTTCTCCATTAGCAGTTGTGCGAAGTACCTGTGAACGCTGCATGATCTCAAAGCCATACAACTTACCCAAAACACCTCGTGAAGCATCTGCACATGACAAGAAGGCTGATAGCTCCTTATCTGTCAAATCCTCAAGCAAGTCTGCATACATGATAGAGTCAACAAGGAAAAATCTGTTCTCTGCAGGCACATCATCCTTGTTAAACAGAATCATAGCCTGCATTACAGCAGCCTTGGTCAACTTCTTACGATTACCTGTCGCTGTGTCTGAAGTATGAGCTTTACGAGCTTCACCTTCAGTAAAAATCTTAGTCTTCAAACTGCCAGCCCACTTATATAGCAAGTTCTGAGCAGCCATCTTCTGTAACTGCTGTCGGTCATTAGCCAAAATGCTGTTACGCTTGTTGTAAGAGAGTTCTACGTTGTCCACATCAGATAGATGGATAGGGTCGGTTGTCAATTCATCAATGTCGTAAGTCAGGTCATTGTCTGTACGCTCGTTAATCTTTGCTGGCTTTTCTGAGCGATTTATCACTACGCTTGAAGGCTTACCTGCATTTGGAATGTGAACTGTCTTGTTGTCCACGAACTCTGAATCGTCAATACTCTTCGCCATGAAAGAATTGTCTGGATAGAAATTCTCAACAATGGTGCTGAGCCAAATTTGTCTGTTTAATGCCATTTCTTGTTTACTGTTTAAATGTTATTACTCGATGTAGTCCACACCAAACTTCTCCTTATAGAGGTTTTTAAAGAGTGTGAAGTTCTGCTGCTTCAAAGCGCCAAGACCATTTTCCTTGTCAATCTCGTCCCAGCTCTTGTTGGCAAAGTTCTCAGGGTTATGCTTATCAATATTGATAAAGTCAACTGCACGGTTCTGCACTCGGCTCTTCATGCCATTGATAAGCTTTATAGCATTCTCGCGGTCATTCTTCAATAGCTCCTTGAATGTTTCCACCTGTTCCTGACTTATCTTGCCTGCCTTGACAGCCTGGCTAATCAGAGCTTCGTCTTGCTCCTTGTGTAGCTTCTCTAGCTCTGCCTTATAGGTCTCTACAGTTTTCGACAATGCGTCTGCCTTAGTCGCCTTATTTGTTAATTCTACAATGTGTGCCACAATAGCACTCGATTCCGTTTTGTTCTCAAACGACGGAATCTTCATAATGTCATCTATTAATGCCATTTCTCTCTTGTTTTGTGGCTTGAAGTCAAGCCGATTATTAAAATAGTTATAAATACCTTCTGTTGTAGTCGGTGCGTCCTTAACCTCGTCCATCTCGTAGATACCATCTATAAGCTTCATATCAAGTGCCTCACTTGCAGATATCCAATGATCCTCGCCATCGAAGTATTTCTCTACCACCGCCTCGGCTGTCATTCCCAAGCGCTCGGCAACCATTGTTGCAAGGTTCGTCTGCAATACTTCCATCTGCTCTGCCGTCTGGCGTAGTTCTGAGGCATTGCCATACGTGCCTCCACTCACATTGTGAAGCATCAATTTAGCATAAGGACTCATAAAGAGAGGTTTACCACAAAGCGCAATGATTGCTGCAATGCTCGCTGCCACTCCATCTATATATATCTTGATATCGCTCTTGCTTTGTCTAAGGGCGTTGTAGATAGCCATACCGCTGAAAACATCTCCACCCTGACTGTTTATGCGCACTTCTATCTTGCAGCCCTGGTTCTCTATTGCGAAAAGCTCGCTCACTACGCGGTTGCTATCTACAGAACACCCCTCACCAACCTCGCCATAGAGCATGATGATTGTCTTCCCATCAACTTTTATAATATTCTTGAATTCTTGTTTCATCCTCGTTTTTTCTGCAAATATCGCTATTTTATATCCACACATCCAAATCATCATTCTATGCTGATGTCCATGATTATCAGCATACTATCCACCAACATCACCTTAGAATCACGATTTTATTTTTATGCCTTTTTCTTAGACCTTTGCACTATTAAACTATATAATTATGGTAAAAACAAACATCAACAAAAAGGATATTGCAAAGGATCTCTACCTCAAAGGTGGATGCACACAAGAGGAAATCGCACTCAAAGTCGGTACCACTCGACAAACCATCTCGCGATGGTCGCGCGAAGGTAATTGGGAAGAGCTGCGTGCCTCTTTCACCATGTCTACCGAAAACATTCTTTCTGGCATGATACGTCAAGTAGCTGAAATTCAAAATCAAGCCAACTCTCGTCCAGAAGGTCAACGCTCGTTCACGCCTAAAGAAGCCGACACTGTCGTCAAAATCACTTCTGCAGTCAAGAAACTACAAAACGATGCTGGTATCACCGACATCGTTAACGTAGGAATTAAGTTCACCAACTGGCTCAGAGCCATTGATATCCAAAAGGCTAAGGAATACAACGAACTCTGGGATCTCTTCATAAAAGACCAACTACAATGACACAAGAAGAAAAAAATGCACTCAAAAGGTGGGAAGAACATCATAAAGCGCTTGCTGCTGATGTTCCTGTTGAAGACTTTACATCTCAAACAGACATCGACCGAAAGCGGAAAAAACTCGAAGCCGACCCTGTTCTATGGATTAAATACTTCTTCCCTAAATATGCACGGTATGAGTTCGCACCTTTCCATATTAATGCCATCAAGCGTGTCATCGAGCATGATGAATGGTACGAGGTTCTATCTTGGAGCCGTGAGCTTGCCAAGTCTACTGTAGCCATGTTTATATGCATGTACCTTGCCCTAACAAAGCAAAAGAGGTTCTTCGTCCTTGCATCTGCTACCATCGATTCTGCCAAGCGACTACTCGCACCCTACAAAATCAACTTCGAGTCCAACCCTCGAATCCGACAATTCTATGGCTCACAAATCACACTCGGTCAATGGACCGATTCTGAGTTCACGGCTAAGTGTGGTGCCAAGTTCATTGCTTTGGGTGCTGGTTCCGCACCTCGTGGTGCACGAAATGAAGAGATTCGTCCTGATGTCATATATCTCGACGACTACGACACTGATGAAGATTGCCGTAACCCAGAAACTCTAAAAAAGAAATGGGACTGGTTCGAAGCTTCATTATATCCTACGCGTTCAATCTCTCAGCCTACTCTTATCCTATGGTGTGGCAACATTATTGCTAAAGACTGCTGCATAAAGCGTGCTGGAGCCAAAGCTAAACATTGGGATATCGTCAACATTCGCGACAAGAACGGGAACTCCACATGGCCTGCCAAAAACACAGAGCAGCAAATTGATATCGTCCTCTCTAATATCTCAACCAAGAGTGCACAGGCTGAGTACTTCAACAATCCTGTATCTGAAGGTTCCATATTCAAATATCTACCATTTGGCAAGGTTCCATCGCTACGAAAGTTCAAGTTCCTTATCCTGTATGGCGACCCTGCATATTCCGACTCACGAAAAAAAGCAAGTTCTACCAAGGCACTATGGCTTGTAGGCAAATACAAGGGAGTCTACTATATCATTAAGGGATTCCTTGCACGTGAACTCAATGCCACCTTTATAAGTTGGTACTTCGACATCATCGAATATGTAGCTGGCAGGTCAAACGTATATTGTTATATGGAGAACAACAAACTTCAAGACCCTTTCTTCAACCAGGTCTTCAAACCGCTACTCCGACAGGAGTGCAATAAACGAAACAAGCAGCTCTTCATCAAGGGCGACGAGCGAAAGAAGACAGACAAGGCTACACGTATTGAGGCAAACCTTGAGCCTATTGACCGCAATGCAGCATGGATCTTCAACGAGCAGGAGCGTGACAACCCTCACATGCAGGAACTCATCAACCAGTTCCAACTCTTCGAGATGCACCTGCCATACAATGCCGACGGTCCAGACTGCATTGAGGGTGCAATCTCTATTCTTGAAAACAAAGTCGTTGAAATGGAACCTACTGTCACCATCTCATACGACGAACTCAACGATAACAACCCATACAGAATGTAACAATATGGCAAATTTCATCAATACATCCGATTACGATGCTACCATACATCGCGAAATCCTCGACTCGCTTCTACGCAAAGAGTCTACCACATACGATCCTCAAATTATTGAGATTTGCGAAGACCGTGCTATAGCAGAAATGAAGGGATATCTCAACAAAGCCTACGATTGCGAAAAAATCTTCTCTGCCGAGGCTGGTGATAGAAACCCTCTCATTCTTATGTTTGCTATCGACATAACTGTTTATCACATCTTCTGCCAACACAATCCATACAAGATTGCTAAAATACGTCAAGACCGCTACGAGCGTGCTATTGAGTGGCTGAAGGGAGTAATGAAGGGAGACATCACCATTGATGGAGCTCCAAAACTTCCAGATGATGTCGTAGCCGACAACTCTCGATGGCAGATAATGGCTGACAAAGTCAGACCTACATTTCTTTAATCAATAAACTTACATACATATATGAGCAACAATAAAAAAACTCTTCAACGCAAGCCTACCACAAGCAAGTCCAATAAAATCATACAGGGTGGATTCCGCAAACAGGAGGGTAACCGTCCTCCTGATGTTTTCCTGCAGATGCCTGAGCTTTTCATGTTCAACATGAAAGACTATATGGAATCTATCAATAATGCACGCTCTATCGACTTTTCTTATCGTGTAAAACTCTTCGATATGTACGAGTCTGCACAACTCGACCTTCACCTATCAGGAGTCCTCGATAAACGACTACGTGGTGTCACACGAATACCAATAGAGTTCCAACGCAATGGACAACCTGATGATGTCATCAACCGTCAGCTACGCTCGCCATGGTTCAAGCAACTATGCAAAGACCTGGTCTTATCACAGTTCTATGGCTTCACCATCGTACAGTTCTATCTCGATGATGACGACAATATACGCTACGACCTCATCAATCGTAAACACTACGACCCAGTATTCCGAAAACTTCTCAAATACCAGGGCGACATTGATGGTGTCGACATCGACAACTTCGACAACATCCTCTTTGTCGGCTCACAACGTTCTTTGGGTATCTTTGCAGAGCTTCTTCCTGCAGTTCTCTATAAGCGTGGCGATATGAGTGACTGGGCTAAGTTCTGCAACATCTTTGGCATGCCTATACGTGAATACACCTACGATGCTGGCGACGAGGAAGCCCGAAAAAAGATTATTCAGGATGCAAGAAACCAAGGTAGCAATGCTGTCTACATACATCCTAACGAGAGCCAAATGAAGCTCATCGAGGCTGGAAACAAAACAGGTTCATCCGAACTATACCAAAACTTTGCAGAATATTGGGACTCTAAAATCTCAATACGTGTCCTTGGCAACACTCTAACCACCGACACCAAGGACACAGGTACACAAGCACTCGGAACCGTTCATAAAGAGGAAGAGAATGATATGAATGTCGATGACCGAAACTTCCTTCTCGATATACTCAACTACGATATGAAGTCTATCTTCACCAACCTCGGATTTAATGTCGAGGGTGGCGACTTTGTATATGCCCACAAAGATAATGTTGACTCTCAACAAATGCTCAATATCGTCAAAGGAATGAATGAATTAGGTCTACCTCTCGACGATGACTGGCTCTATGAAACCTTCAGCATCGAAAAGCCTAAGAACTACCTTCAAATCAAGGAGGCTATCGAAGCTCACAAGCAAGCCATCCGTGAAAGCCTCATTTCCTCTCAGGCGCCTGAATCTACATCCCCATCGTCTCAACCTTCTTCATCCTCTCCATCCTCGCGCGGTGTCGTTTCTACGACATCTGCCTCTTCAAACGCCTCTAAAAAGGCTTTCAAAGACCGTTTGAAAAGTTTTTTCGCCATAGCCCCAACTCCTGGGGCTACCAGCAACTAATAGACGACCTCTATTATGGCGACCACCATTGTCAATGCCACGACCACCATTCCAACTTCGACAACGTCGATGGTTCTATCCGCTTCAATGCCGACGTACTCTCTCATTTCCTCAAGACCGTCTATCGAGGCTTCGATACTACCAACAACATTGAGCCTACCATGTGGCGCGAAGTCCTGCGTATCATCAACGAAGCCACCGTCGAGGGTCTTTATCAAGCAAACACTCCGCCTACCCACGAAGTTGAGTTCTACAAAGCTCTCAAACATTCCAACGAGGTCTTTGCAGCCTTTAAAGTCCACACCATGGGCAAAGAGATGGCTGCAAAGCTCTACGATGCTGATGGTAAATTAAAACCTTTCTCCAAATGGGTCGATGAAGTGAAACCTATTTCCACACACCAAGTCGGACCATGGCTCCAAACCGAATATGACACAGCCGTCATTCGAGCTCATGCTGCTGCCGATTGGAGAGAGTTCCAACGCAATAAAGACATACTCCCAAACCTCCGTTGGATGCCTACCACATCTAACCAACCAGAGAGCAGCCATAGAGCATACTGGCTCATGAAGCTTACACTCCCTGTCGATGATCCTTTCTGGAACGAACATCACCCAGGCGACCGATGGAACTGTAAGTGTTCACTTGAAGCCACCGACGACCCAGTAGTTCGTCCTGCAGATATGGAACCGACCAAGCCACAGAGAGGACTGGAGAATAATCCAGGCAAAGATGGACACTCCTTCAGTGACAATCACCCATACTTCCCAAAGGGCTGTAATTCCTGCCCGTTCAACAAAGGCTTCAAAAACAAGATGGGAACTTTCTTCAGGAATGAAAAGAAACATTGCTATGAATGTGGAAAGATAGATTCTAACTTGCCAACAGAGAAAAAAGAAAAGAGACAAGAGGAATATTTGTCATACAAAGAAAATCCACAATATAAAGATGTCGTATTAGATCCTGTTAGTAATGGGTTGAAAGCTACACATGTAGAGCACAATATTGATAAGAAGAAAGGATGGTATGAAACAACAACCCAAAATGTGGCGTGCAAAAATGGCCATAAAGTCATTCTTGAAAAAGAAGATCATTCTATTTTGAATCATAAAAATACAGAAGGAACTTGGGATGATATGCTTTTCGAGATAGCAGCAGCTGAAACAGGAACTGATAATAATATCAGAAGAGCATTGAAACATTGCGCTTCTAAGCCAAACGCAGATGTGGCAGTTGTATTCTATCCAAATGACAATTTCGACGAAGAAACTTTTGAACGTGGATTTGCAAAGTTTAATGGATTGAAAGGTACTTCACAATATCGCTTATTTAAACGAATTTATTGTGTTGGAAAAGACAAAATTCTATTAACAAAAAAGCCAGAGTAAAACCCTGGCTGGAATGGAGGACGTGTCCCGAATGGGATTAAACGCTCCCTCCACATTGCAAAGATACAACATTTCCTTGAAATGCAAGTAAAATAATAAAAAAACTTTGCCTATGGATGCAAAAAATATAGAAAAACTGGTTCAAAAGGCTAAAGACGACATCTTAAAGGAGGTACACGACCGTCTCCCTCGTAAGGTTGGAGTCATAGCCGTAAACCATTTCAAACAGAACTTCCGTGATGGTGGTTGGCTTGATGCAGGACTGCACCCATGGAAAAAAACTAAAAGGCAACAGCAAAAAGGTACTGATGCAAAATACGGACCGCTCACCTCAAGGCGAAACCATCTTATGAGTTCCATTCAAAGCAAACCTGGCGTAGGAGAGGTTTCCATTGAGAACCCTGTGCCATATGCCTCCATCCACAATGATGGTGGCAATATCACCACTCATCCAACGGTCTCTCCAAAGATGAAACGCTTCGCCTGGCACATGGCTTACTCGCTTGCTGGCATCAAAGGCAAAGGACCTCTACCTAAAGAGCTGCCACAGCAGGCACAGTTCTGGCGAAACCTTGCACTCACCAAGAAAACAAAAATTACCATCAATGCTCACATTCCGCAACGCCAGTTCATGGGAAACTCTCAAGAACTTCAAGCCAAAGTCAATAAAATCATTCAAGAATCTATTCAGAAAATAAAAAATGGAATTATTTCTTTATCAAATCATTGACCATGTTAAAGAGCTCATGCCAAATCTCTCGCTCGTTGATGAAAACTATGGTCAGCTCGAAAATATCGACCAAGAAGATACGGATATGTATCCTATCACGTTTCCTGCAGTTCTCATCGACCTTCAAGAGGCTTCATGGTCCAATATCGAGGGAAAAAGTCAAAAGGGCATCATCAAAGTCAATGTGCAACTGCTCATCGACTGTTATGATGATACCCATTATGGTAGTGGAACTATGGAGGCTATTAAGGATAGAGCTGCCACACTTCAGCAGCTACATAGCATTCTGCAGGGATATCGACCTAAAGATGATGGCGTTCTAAATAGAGAAACATCTAAGTTCTACACCTTCAACCATGGCATCAAGGTCTACGAAATGGTATATTCTGTCGTCGCTACCGACATCATTCAAGACACTCAAACAACTTCCCCTCCACGTAAGTTGATTTTGTCTGCTCAGATGATAAAGTAGCACCTTCAGAACTAGCTCGACGCGTCAACTTAAACCCCGTAAACAATGGCTTTTCTATTCGCTTACCATCTACAGTCACTCCTGCCTGGATCATATCGCGAATAATCTGCATTATACGGCTTTCTGAGAGAAAGAATTCTTCTGAACTCAATCTCTGTAAAGCGTCGTCAAACCGAAGACGTTTCACTTCAGTCCAATAATAATAACGCTCATATATACGAATATTCCTTGTATTTACAAGATCTTTATCTCTGCCCCTTGCCACGTCCGCAAAAATAATAAATTCTTTTCAATTATTCTACACAAAAAATGAGGCATCCACCACGAATGCCTCATTTTCAGTTAACTTATTAAACAAACCGCTTACAAACGACAGAAACTTGGCTCTATCTTGTGCCATACGCCTGTCTCTGGATTGCGCTTCGAGAAGTAGTAGTTCGTAGCAGTATTCTGCACCACGTTTGCTTCCTTAAACAAATGCATGATTTCTGCATATTCGCTGTCAAACTTATCCTCAAGCTCATACAGCTTTGAAATGCTCTTGTAGTCAAGGTCGCCAGTCTTGTTGCGCTCAAGCAGAGTCATTGCCATCTGATACATTGGGTCTTCCACACCCTTCTCGCTCGCTTGCATGTAGCGCTTCAGATAGTCCACAAGGCGTTCGGCTGCAAGGTCGGCTCGCTCGTCAAAGCCCTTCACCTTATTAAACTTCACCTCAAGCTTTAGGTCTCCGTCTGTTATCGTATAGCTCTGCTGACCATCATTCTTCACAGCACCATACTCACGCATCATCTTGGTAAAAGCAGATGTCTCACCATCAAGCCATTTTTTAAAACCGCTAACCTCAGTTTCCACTTTCTCCACTTTGCTAAACACGTCATGCATAAACTGACTGCGTAATCCCTCATAGCTCTCGCGCTTAGCCATACGGTCGTTCTTAACCTCATTTTGGAGTTGAGCAAGCAGTTCTGCACGCTGCTCCTTGGTCAGGTTCTTTACCAATTCCAAATTTTCATTCATTTTTTCCATCTTTTTTGTTTTAATGATTAATATCCTTTTTGAGAGTTCTCATTTATTTTCTCTGCTTTTGACATAATCCTTTATCATGTCAACTCTTCTTTTTCAGAATCATTCTTAGCCTCAGAGACAGATCTTTCAGCTCATCGATATCAAGCGTGGAAAACTTCTTGCCTGCAATCTTCTTACTCTTGCAGAATCCGTCCACAGCATTCCAACTTGTAGTGTCCACACCTATCTGCTGCATAAGTTTCAAGCAAATGCTACGTCGCTTCCGTCGATACTCAATATAAGCATCTCTACTCCCATCAGGGAACTTGCGCTCCAGCAGTCTACAAAGACCATCATATTCCTGCAGAGTCAATTCTTTAAGGCTCTCAGTTCTTCCCTTGGTTATCATGCTCACCAATTCTCGCTTCGTATATTCTTCGTCACCAACCTTAGGCACACGCTTAAATACCGAGTAGAACCGAGCAAAATTTGTCACTTCTTGCATACCTTATCTTTTTTTTATTCCACATTCTTTTATATCTTATATCCTCCTCTCATACCATATCCTCCTCTCATTTCATTCCTTGTGCGTTGGCGTTTCTACGCCTACGCTACTACAAAGAAAAGCCTTATCATTAATAATAAAATCACACTCCAAATATTTGTATCTGACTGTGAGTCTTACAAGTTTAACATCAAACCTCTTCTCGTATTTGGGAACAAACTCTTTTTTATACCAACGTTTGATTAAATTCGTAAATTCATTTTTCTCATCCCTTTTAAAATCAGAGTTCAAACAAAAACCGATTTCTACTTTGTCGCAATATTTTTCACTTCCTTTAGCAAAGGTCGCATTTAATGTTGCTACGCCTAATTTTTCTTTATCTTTTTTCATAAGCCTAAATATAAATATATTCATTTGCTAAAAGTAAAACTGGCTCTCCTACGCCCATAACCCATTCTCCTCGTGCGTTATTTTGTCCAGAAGGTGGAGTTATAACATCGTGAATACTCCCATCTGTCAGATTTGAAAATTGCGGTCCAACAGCTTCACAATGCACAACCTTGACTCGTGTCGTCTTTTGTGCTCCTTTACATTTGCGAAGTTTTGCATCATATCTGTTTAAAACATCAATATATCCAAGAGTGTACGATTTGCCTTTAATACCACAACAAGAGCAAACGTATTCATCAAACATACCATTTCTATCTTTTTTGGTCATCATATTCTGTTTTTCCCAATGATGCGAGCCATAATTCATTTTCACTTTTCTCATATTCTTATTTTTTACAAATTAGTAACCATAATTTCTATTTCCTTTCTTTCCTTGTGCGTTGGCGTTTCTACGCCAACGCCCTTTCCCCTTCCTTCATTTTTTCATTTCGACGGCATATTTGCCGTCGCCTATATTCTCTTTGCAAGTAGGCTGCCATGCAATTTCTATTATCGCATCAACCTCTCCCTTGCCGTTACACCTTGGACAAGTCTCTTTCACACCCATCCCTCTCTCATCTGCTCCCCAGAACCAACCATTGCCCTGGCAGTATTCACACAGATGGCCTACACTCACCAAAGTTTCGTTAAAGCTATGCCTTAAAGGCTGCAGCTCTACCATTCTTTTAACTCTACTCATTTTCAGTTTCCTCTAAATTATTAGTTAAATATCATTTACTTCGATATGTCACTTCTTTGTAATCATACCATTGGATGATCCTGTTTGCCCACATCAGGTTTGTTGTCTCCACCACTATGCAGCCATGGTGTTTCTTTGAGCGATGCACAAGCATGTCGCATTCGTAGTTGTGGTTCACCCAATCATCCATCAGAGTACTGGCAACAAAATCTTCAAGCAATATATAGATGGTGTCACCTTGTTTATAATCATTTTCCAT